TTTAGCAAGGTGCCTAAGCTTGGGTGAAGACAGTTATTGAATTTACTACGTTTTAACATAAATTACAAGTCCGATTCTACTCCAATAGCAGGCATTCTAGCTACTTTAATATAGACACTACGTGATAAATGTTCTTGTTTAGTCTCTGTTTCAGGGTTATCAACATCAGTTTGACCATGGTCATCTGACTCATATTCCTCTCCTGTCACAGTATTTTTTAATAGTACTTCAGAATCAACTTTAACTTGAGCTACTTTTACATCACCTTCGTATAAATATCCTACTGATCCTGGTTCTTTAAATGTTGGCATAAGACCTCCTTAGTCTCTACTTATTTCTAAATATGACATAACAACATGTAGTCGGTTTGCTGTTGCTGCCGTTACTTTTATAATCTCACTTTCATCTACAATCAAGGGCTGTTTTAATAGCTCTTCCGTACCCAAAGCATCGACTGAATAAAGTTTAAATAAACTAAAGACAGAGCTACCATTGGTTATTGTTACCGTTATAGTGTCTTGGGAAGATGAATCATTTGACACTACTATAGATTTTATCACTGTAACTGTCGCTGTAGGAGCAGTATATAACGTAGTTACATCAGTATTAACTAAATCTACTTTTGAAACTTTATATCTATTAGCCATTTAATTTATAAACCACACTAGTTGTTCTTGTTCTTCTTTTAAAGATTGTTGGAATGTTGAATTTAATTGATCCACTATACCTGTAAGCGTTCTATTAATTTGTCGTTGTGTACTAATATCATACTCTGGTTTAGGTTCTGGTACTCTAATAATTATTTTACTCATTATCTACCTCCATCTGGTTTAACATCTAAAAGAAATGTTCCAAATCTCCAACTTTGTTCTACGCCGGTATTTTCAATTTTAAAGTTAATATAACGACCACGAGCTCTAGTGTCTACTTTTTCTGTAGTTGCATTAATAGTAAAAGGACTATATTTAGAAGTGGTATCACTGTTAGATGGAAAATCTTTAACCGCAAGAGTAACATCTGCATTACCTACAAGGCTTTTAAAATCAGGTATAAATCTACTAACCGATACAAACGCACCGCCTTCACTACCTTGTATAACTAAATCATAATCATAAGAAGTCACATAAGAAGTGACTGTAGTAACTGAACCGTCTTCATTGGTTTGATCGGTACCTGTTTCTTGCTGAAAATATTTAGTTTGTCCCAAACCAACCTCACCTAAAATAACTGGAAAAGTACCAGTTAAAGTAGTATCAAATTTAGTTGCATATGGTTTTTGATAAATGTTAGCATCCATCCATGATGTACGGGGTTCATCCGATAAAGCCCAAATACCACCAGGTACTTGCGCAGATTCTGCATAGTTATACGTCACGGCTTTATTATTAAAATCACTACTAGCTGGATACCACCACGTTATTTCTGAAAATAGATTATTTAAACCGGCGGTCATTTGTTGACCTTTAGTAGTATCTACATTATCAAATACTTCATCTTCAACCGAACATGGTAAAGTTTTAACCGTACCATCATACATTAAGAAACCTTTGGCACTCATCCAATAAGCCACACCATCTACTTCAACTGCTGAATTTTTACCAATTAAACCACAGTTGGTACCTACTTGCTCAACACCAAAGATAAAAGGTGCACCAATAAATTTCATTGAATAAAGTGCATTATCGGTCCAAATTAAAATAGCTTCTTTAGCTTTTAAGGCCCCAATAATTTTAGTGCCATCTTGAATACGCAAAGTACCAGCAGTGTTAGTTGAGGTTGGGGTATAGGTATTTATATCTTCTTGTGCTGAAAATCGAATAAACATAGCATCTTGACTACTGGTCGTACCTATAGTTGTTTCAGTGCCTAAGTGAATTAAAAATCTAGTAGTAGGTGAAATAAGCGTGATCCTCGATGCTGTAGGATTGTTGCTAGTTTCAAAACCAGAAGTATTGGTAGCCGCTCTAGTTGTTAAACGGCTTGCTGCTGATGGGTTCCAGGTAAACGTTGCACCATTAGCAATGGTAGCAACCAGTACTTCACCGAAGTTATCTAAGGACCAAAGTCCAGGCTCTAATGTAGTTTGGTTCGCTGGTAAAGCTGTGCCCCAACCACTATAATCAGTGGCGTTGGTAACAACTGCACCTGAATCATGCGCCGCTGCGGTAGTACCTAAAGCACCTCTAGTTGCTCCAGTTAAAGTATTAGTGCCTTTACCTGTATAAGTAATTAACTCAGTGCCTATAGCCGCTGTTCCTACTGTTGGAAAAGCCGCACTAGCGGTTAATGGAATAACTGTAACACTGCTGTTAATTCCAGAAGATAATGTATTGGTTATAGCAGTTGATAAATTTCCACCCCAAGCACCAACACCCCAACCATAACCATAAGTTTGTTTTTGGGGTCCAACTTTTGCATACACTTCTACGGTAGTAGAACCTCCTGTTGAAATAGTTGCGGTTGCTGCAGCGGATGAAGTAATTGTAAACGTGTCAGAACTTGGTACAGTATTTACCATAAATATTTTATCTTCAAAGTTTGCTGCACTAAGCCCCGTGCCACTAGGCAAGGTAACTGAATCAAGTAAAAGTATATCTTCGGTAGCCAATCCATGAGCTGAACTAGTAGTAACAGTTATTACTGTTGAGGTATTTACCGTTGCTAGGGTTGCACTAGTTTGTTGTAAATCAGCGTCAAAAGGTGAAATGTCATATAGTTGACCTTCAAAATATAATAAAAGAAATTTATCGGTACCAAGTGCAATATATCGGTTACCACTAATGTCTAAGAATGGATGTTGTGAACGAACTACTCCAATAATACTGTCATCAATTAAAGACTCCCAACCACCAATTTTTTCAGGTAAGCCATAACGAAAACGAACATTGTTACTATCTATCCAACGATTTTCTGCGCCTTTAGTAGTATTTTGTTTATCTACACCCGGTAAAATTTTAAAATCAAGGAGTGCCATTTTCTACCCTTAAGCTTTCTTAGTCTTGTATACCCAGCCTTTAGTGGAATTTGCATATACTAATGTAAAAGATTCACCATTTTCACTAACAACTAAATCAGAAGTAGCTCCAATTAAAGGTTGACTATTTCTACCTATAGTTAAATTGTTAGAATTAAAACTAAGTTTAGAATCTACAAAATGTACTTCATCACCAACACTTGGACTTGCTGGTAGTGTTATAGTCACTGCAGCAGAAGCAGTATCTACAAAAATTTGATCGCCATTTACAGCAGTGTATGCACTAGTTGTAGTTTTATAACCTTTTTCTACAAAACCATTAACTACATTAGTACCGTCTACAACAACCAACATGTTAGCGCCAACTGGCATAGTAAGCCCGGTGCCCGATGCTGTCGTAATGGTTATAGTATAGTGGTTCGTGTTTCTATCCGTACCATCCATTACAATATATGTTTTTTCTAAAGAGTCGGGAAAGATTAAACTTCTATTAGCTGTTAAAGTTCCGGTTAACTTAATAACTTGATTACGACCATCTGAAGTTGCGCCATTACTAATAGCAACTGTTTGATTACCAGAAGCTAAACTAAGAGCTACATAGCCACCAACGGCTTGCTCTACTAAATCTAGGTTAGTATTGGTAACGGTGCCCCAAAGACCGGCCTTTTCGCCAGTAGTCATTTTTTCAAGTTTTAACGATGTTGAGTATGATGATGCCATGCTTAATTATATCCTATGCTGCTATTTCTGTCCATGTGTTAGTTGCTACTGAAGTATCTATGTCATTCCAAGTAATTACTCCAGCACTTGTTGTTGTTATTTCCATTCCACTACCAGTTATCACCACATTTGCTTTTGCTACGATAGTAACTGATCCGGAAGCCATAGTAAGAGTATTAGTCCCACTACTGTTTATAGAGCCACCACGACCAATAACCTGACCAACAGAGGCGGTTAAACCACTGCCCGTTACAGATACATTTGCATCCGCTGTTAGTGTTACGTCGCCAATAGAGGCTGTAACTGAACTGCCATTAACAGTAATTATTGCTCCTGCAGTTATAGTTGCTGTTCCACTTGCAGTAGTAACGGCACTACCTGTTAAATTAATAACACCTTCAGCAACAATGGTTACATTACCAATACCTGCAGTTAAAGCATTTCCGCTAACAACAACAAAATTTTCATCGTTGCCATAATCAGCAAAAGCTCCTCCCGCTATGGAATGTAAACCGAACATTCTTTAATCCTTAGCTATCGCTTAAAGACGTAACATCAAAACTACTATCAGTAGTTTGAACTACAGGTGTAGCAGTCCATACCGTATACTTTTTATTGTACATATCATCCCAATGAT